GCCAATCCCTTTTTGACCGCCTCTGATATTGGTGCTTTTTCTTCCACATAAGATAAAACAACATACGCATCTTCTAATTCATCTTGCTTATCACGCTCTTTATCCAACTGAACAACTTTACGTCTAGCCCATGTTTGACCACTATCACCTCCCCATAAAAGCCACGCTATTTTTCCTGCACTTGGATATCCCTCTTCCCCTTGACGGAAACCTTCCGCACGTTTGTCAACTTCATGTCTTGAGAAAAAACTGTGCATTCTCCGAACAACTGACGGAGACAATCTTTCTCTGTTAACGAGTTGTCTGGCTCTAGTTGCGCCAACTCTAGTGCCTCCTCGACCGAACTCTTGTCGCATTTCAAGCCCACGTTGCGCCTCCTTTGCCATCTGTTCAGTAGGTTTTGTGTCAATATCACTCTCTGCCTTGTCATCATCATCATCCGTTACTTGAAACTCTGGGTCTGCTGTATGATATTTTCTAGGAAGTTTATCACCTGTTAAACGCTCATAATCTGCATGAGAGGCACAAGGCATAAATATCTTGCCATCATCTCCATCGTGACTATGAAAACCAAAACAACCTATTACTTCTGATCTATCTTCAGCTTCTTCTTGAGTTGTAAAAATATCTTTTTCAACTTCTCTTTTAGTCTCATCATCATACCCATATGCAAATTTACCATCCTCTGATGCCTCGTTCCCCTCGGCAGGGGCGGTTTCTGTTGACCCAAGAGGAAACAGATTACTTGCGATAAAGACATCATCACCTCCAGTTATAGGCTCAAGACCCAACCTATCCCTCGCTTCGTTTCTTGAGATTATACCTTCTCTAACTGCTTGAACAACATTCTCATAAATTCTTTTTCTGCGTTCAGTCATGGCAGGTATTGATTCAAAATCATAACGAATAGAAATATCATCACCGAATAATGGAGAAATCCATTCATTCATGTCTGATTCAACTCGTTTTGCTAGTGGTATAATAGTTTCCTCATATAGTGCCAACCTTGCCTCTTGTACGTTTGCATAAGTTTGGCTATCTGGTATTCCGATAAGTTGAGATGGGACACCAAAACAAAGAGCAATATCTTTTGCCGCCATGTGCTTTTGCTGTAAGAAATCCATGTCTTTAGGTGAAAGCCCCATTTCTCGCCAATCAAAGTCACCCTCCAACAATAACGGTCTACCTGCGTTTTTTGTACCTTGAAACTTCATTCTAACATCATCTTGAAGCTGTTGTCTTTGACCATCGCTCAATTGGATAGGCAATCCTCTGTCATTTTGAGGTTTGAAAATGATAGCACCACTCGGTCTAGCCCCATTTTCCAACAAAGAAACATTGTGCTTGTTGACCGCGTTATGATTGTCAATATCAACAGCCGCGGCTTTTATAGGTGACATTCCATAAAAATCATCTAATGGATTCCACATTTTGATGTGCTTAACTTCTGATACACCTGTTACTGGATCAGCATCATAAGTATGCACCACCCTACCATTCAACATATATTCATACCCTGATGGGCTTGCTGTTTTGCTTGGCTTAATCTTAACCCTGTCAGGGCGTAGTAAATATAATTCTCTGGGTACACCTGCAACTTCTGACATTTGGGCATATGAATTACCAGAAATTAGAAGATAAGAATAAAGAGATTGGAAATATTCAACACCTGCTTGCATAGGGTTTGGTCTATTAAGCAATGATAATATGGGATGTTCATCTAACTCCATATCACCTTGATAGGCTTGCCAACTTATAGATGCCGCGCCATTTGCTATCTCATTAACACAACGATAAACTATTGCGTTCTGAGAGTAACCATCTTCTGCGTAATTATCATAATTATCCCTTCTATAGTAGGAATTGCCAGTTGTATTTAAAACAACTTGAGGTGCTTCTTTTATCTCAAAACTTTTATTACTTCTTAAAAAATCAAATAAACCCATCAGGAAATTCTCCAAAACGCCTTCCCATTGGATTGGCTAAGTTCTGTCAATGCCCATACTAAAGCATCCATTCTATCTGGGGATTTATTGCCCCCTGTGAAAGTTGTCATTTGTTCTTCAAGAATATCAAACCTGCCAACATGAGAAACTTTTTTCTGCTCATACAATGCCGCTATTGGTTCCGCTCTTACCAGTTTTCCCCTTGAAGCATGAACTGGCGTATAGGGAACATCTTTATCTATGGTTCTTATTAAACGCTCCACCAAATCACCACCATTATTTACTTCTGCAACTATTCTATCTGCTTGATGCTTATAATACAACTCTATCGCTAACCTACCCCAAGCATCTGGACTCATCCTACCAGATTTATCATCAATAATATAGTATCTTCCATCAATCCCCATTCCTGCTATTATTATCCCTGTTTCATCTGATTCTAAGTTGCTTGTTACAGCAGGGTCTAATGCAACTACTATTCTTTGCATTTCTGGCATTTGTGATTCAGTTATTGAACTTTCCTCTATCATAGAGTACGACCATAATGCTCCTTCAGAATCATCTAATATTTCAGCAAATAATTCTTGTCTTCCCAATCTAGTGTTCTCATATTTTTCACGCAATTGCTCAATAGCCGCAGGTGCTAGGTTATCTTGATTCTCAAATGTTGACCCTCTTGTGATTACAAGACTTGTACGCTTCATAAGATTTCTAATTAATGGTGTGGGCTTTGGCGTTGTTGTTATAACGCATTGTGGGTTACTGCCTAGACGCAACCCAAACATTAATTGGTCAAAAGTTTCTGGATATTGCCAAGCCGCTAATTCATCACACCAAGCACGATGAAATTGTGGACCTCTTAATCTATTTGGCTCTGTTGCGCTAAAGCCCATAATTTTAGAACCATTGTAAAGATTTATTTCAGATGCACTTGCGTTATATCCTTTGCCTCTCCCATTCAATAAACACTCTGGGGGCAAAAACTTGAGTATGCCTGAAACACCACCAAATGCTACTCGTCTTATATCCCCGAATGTTGGCGTTACTACTGCTACCTGCACATCTGGATTGCGTAAAGCATATAAAATTGTATCCATCGCACCTGTGCGAGTTTTACCCCATCCTCTACCTGCGAGGATAAGCCATATACTATAATCACCATAAATATTCTTTGGTGGCGTTATTTGACTTGCTCTAGCCTGTGCTTTCCATTCATTGTACAGTATGCTCGTAGCCTGATGACTTTTCTTCGGCAAGCTTGTCAAGTTCTTCAAGAACCTCTCGGAACGCTTCTGGGTTGATAATGTCTGCACTTACTTTACTTATCTCCTGTGCTTGTCCTAATGCTAATTTACCCATCTTTTGAGCGTTAAGGGCTATTTGAGACAACTCTCTTAGTTGCTCAGTAGCAAGACCATCAACATTCGGGTCTCTTTGCTCTGCTTCAAAGCCATTCTGCATACGCCTTGCAACCTTACGCAAAAAACCTTGTGCTATAGTAAGAGAGCGGTCATCTAGCTTATAAGATTCCTCAACTAAATTTTTTACTCTCTCTGCATCTATCTTGGCTTGTATCTCTGATTGCACTTGGTTTTTTTGTCTCTGCCAATTTTCTTTATCTTGCAATCTATACAACGTAGCCCTAGCAACATCATGCCTTTGAACCAGTTGGTCAATTGATGGATAAACTCTGCTCACGCCCTCTATGAAGCCGTAAACAAATTCATCACGCATTATAATCTTCAATTCATCTGTTATTTTTTCTGACATACTTAACCATTATCATATTATATTATTTTGTATCAATTTTTTCTTGTTCTTTTTTTAATTGTATTTGATGTTTGCTCGTCCATGATTTGTTATATTCTGCGTTTTCAAATAATTTAGAAAAACCTGTTATATGCTTTAATCTTAGTAATTCATCTCCACTCATACCCAATTCATTACATATATCTTCATCAGCCCATCCATTATCTAACATACTGAACACCATGTTGGACATTCCTGCAACAGAGTGTTTGCCTCTTGCTCTGTTATGACGGACTGTGGACGCCATTCTATCATTTATATCTTTATCTAATACAACAATTGGCAATAGACCTTTATTGCGCTCAAAAATATCTGGGTGATTCTTACAAGTGAAGTATCTATGAAAACCATCAATTATTACATACTCTTCTTTTTCTTCATCATAAACTGTAACTACTGGCTGTGTGTACCCATCGTGAAGAATAGAAGTCGCTAATAAATTCATTTCATGTGTGGCAACTGAATTTGGGTTATAATCATTTGCTTTTACTTTTTCTATATCCACCCACAAAACTCTATCAATTGGTTGATGAGACATTATACTCACTTTTTCATGAAGGTATTTTTTTATTTGTTCACAAAAATAAACTTTTTGATCATTAGACAAATCTCTTTGTTCTTCATTAATCATGTGACAAATTTGAAATATTGAATCTTCTAACCATTCAACGACTTCTGTTTTTTGTTTCATTGGAATCATAAGTATTTTTCCTCAATGTACATCATATTTGATTTTTTTCTCGCTCTATTTGAAAGAACGCCTTTTTTCCATTCTCTATAGGTTATCATAGGTGGTGAGTTGATAAACCCTGCTAACTTTACGAATTCCCAATCATTGACTAATAATGATGATATTTGCTTCCTTACTAAATCATGCATATTCTTCATATCTGAATATAATAAATCCATTTCTGCCCATTTTTTTTGAAATATTTTCCTGTGTTCTTCCATTGTAATAAGTGTTTCCGTCAAGTAATCTCTATATTCAATCCATGTTCCAAACATCCAAGGTAATTTTTTTACAGCAAACATTTCCGTTTTCTGCATATGTTTCGCTTGATTTATACCTGCTAGTCTATTACTCAACGCATCCCATGTTTCAGCTTCTATCTCATGCAAGAAAAACAAACTATGAACCGCTGTTTCATGATGCAAATTTGAAACCCTCATTTTGTGAGGTGCTATGCCATATCTATATAATTCATCATATATTTTGCAATATTGCCAGTTGTTTGAGTGTATAGATTTCCAAACATCAGATAAACACCAATCAAATAGTGGATAAAAGGTGTAATGCTCTAGTTTTTTATTTAATATTTTACCCCATGTGATGCTTTTGTAAGTTTGCCCTGTTGTAAGACCTGCTAATCTAGTTGGGCTTTCTTCTGCTCTCACACCTGCTAAATAACACGCTTTTTCATTTGGGAAGTAATATTCAAGCACTTTTTCAAATATATTGTGGAATCTTTCTGTTCCAAAATGATTCTCTTTGATGCTAAATGACTCTTTTTGCCTCATCCAATCTTTTCCATCTTCCCAACATTTCAACCAAGGCTCATCCATACTTGTTGAATTGAAAAGTAACATTGGCATCTGCAACCATATCGGCTCAACTCTTGGGTCTTTAAACGCATATTGCAAATAATCAATAGCCATTTGATATTCTGCTTCTTGGTCAATAAATAGCATTTTAACAGGAAGTTTTCCTCTTTCTTCTGCTACCTTAAGAGCAAGCTCCATTGTAACTGTGCTGTCTTTACCGCCAGATGTGCAGATAACCACATTATCAAATTCATCAAATAAATAATTTATTCTTTGTAAGGCAGAATCCCATACGTTTTCTTTCAAAAATATTTTCATAATTATATAAACTTATTATTCATTGCAAAGTCTAAACAAGCGTCTATTGCTTTATCAGAATCCCACTTATTATAACTGTCTATGGAAACCGAAACATTCCATCCATCAAAAGGACTTTTATTAAAAACTTGATGCGGACTATGTGTATCTAATATATAAAATGTTCCTGTGGTTAGTTTCAATTCAACTTTATCTAAACCTCTTACAAATATTCCATCATCAACTCTTATTTTTAAGTGATGACTATATCTTGGATATGGAGGATCCATATGAAGAGGTGTTCCGTTTCTTACTGCTATCCAATGTGGATCATCTTCTAGTATTGTTTTTCCTTTTTCGTCCTTTGATCTGCCCCAAGTTTTTAATCTACCTGCTTTTTCCTTAAAACTATCTGTTTTAAATACTTTTCTTAAATGTTGTTCACTAGGAAATATTATACCCTTGGGCAAATCCAATTGAGTTGAAAACATTACTGGATTTGGGACTTGATCATCTATTAACTTATAATTCCAACCTACATCCATTTATAAATCCTCATCCATAAAAGTTAAACTTACTCTTTTGCTTGACCGCCTACTATCAATAACAGACTTACCAATTCTATGGTCTGCCAAATTTGGGCAATGTATATAATATTTTTGTTTAGTTTTTTTGAGAAAATCGGCTACTGTTAAATCTAAACCTGTTGGATGCTCATCCCATCGTTCCCATTTAGGGAAGTATGAACGCAATCCTTTACTCATTTTTGGAGGAAGATAGAAACAAACAGCCGCCAAGAATGTAGAACCATTTTCAATCCTTGACCCGATTTCTAAATCTGCTTTTCTCATAGAAAAAAATTGACATACTGTATCTGGTCTTTGTTCAATGACGTTATTTGATTTTTCAATGAAGTTTTTTGTTAATATAGCATCATCTTCAAAATGTATAGCACTATCATCTCCTGCCACTTCTAATGCCTTCATAAAATTTCCCATAGGGTCTTTATTATGATCCTTACATTCAATAAGATTATTTATCTTATCGTGTAAGTATGAAGCGTATTCTTCTCTTCCAGCACACGTTCTCATAATATACTTCATATTTTTGCTCTATTAATTATTTGAACATCTTCTTTATTTTCATCCATTACCCAATATTTGAAAACTTCAAGATGCAAATATTTATATTTTTTTTTGAAGAATTTTTCTTCAATTCCATTTTTATTTATTTCTTCAATTAATAATTCAAACATAATTTTATCATGTTCTGATCTTCTTATATAGAAGTGAGGTATCTGCGGCATAGTTTTAGCAAACCGCCAATTAGCATCATTTATAAAATTTAATAAATTTTTTTCTATCATGTTCCTGAGAAAGTAAATGATTCTGCACAATGTGGACACATAACCTCAATGCCTTGATTTGATTTATCCAATTGTAATCCACTATTTGTGAGTTAATTTTATCTTGCGCTGTATTTATAGAACCCTCATCTAATGTTGCGTAATCAAAATTTGGCTCCATGTTTGGTTGATATTCCATAAAATTGAACTGTTCATCCATTCCTGTTAATGATAAGTCAAATTCTGTTTCAGATATTGATTTTAACTCTGCGTACAGTAAAGCGTTATCCCAAGAACTATTTTCAGCTAATTTATTATCAGCTATAAGATAGGCTTTTTTCTTTTCATCAGACCAATCTACAGCTCTAATACATGGTATAATTTCAATATTAATATTTTGAGCCGCTAAATATCTACCATGACCTGCTATAATATTATTATCCTCATCTATCAATATGGGAATTGTCCATCCCCATTCTTTTATACTGTTAGAAATTTGCTCTATCTGCAAATCTGAATGTATCTTAGGATTTCTTTCATATGGATTTAATTCTTGTATATTTATATTTTCAATTTTTTCTGCTGTAATTTGTATATCAGTCATTTAAACCCTCATTTTTTATTAGATTAACATTTAATTTTATTAAAAAAAAGTTTATTTTTTATTATTTTTCTTTATTTAATGTGTTGACAAGTGGCAACCAATATGTAATTATAATTATAGGCTACTGCTTTTTTGGAGAAAAAAATGGTTAATTATAATAGTTATAAACTTGGTTTTGAAATAGAATTTATAGATGCTCACAGGGATCGTCTTGTTGCACATATGCAAGATTATTTACAAGGTTCTAATATACAAGTCGAATCAGAATGGTATAATCATAACACAAGAAATCATTGGAAAATTGTTTCTGATGCAACTGTCAGCAATGGTAGTTATGGTGGCGAACTTGTCAGCCCTGTTTTAAAAGGGGGGGCAGGTTTATTAGAATTACAAAAAATTTTGGAAGCTCTAAATAGTTTTTCAGAAATAGATGTGGATCATAGATGTGGTGTTCATGTGCATCTAAGTTATGATGATATGCAAGTATCGCATATCCAAAATATTTACAAAAGATATGCTCACTTTGAAGATACTATAGATACTTGGTTTCCAAAATCTCGCAGGGCGGACTCAAATCGATGGTGCAGATCCATTCAGAATAATCACGATCTCCAACGTGTAGCCAATTATTCTGGAAGCACTAGAGGTATGAGCCGTCTTGCGAGTAGTCGTTATGTAAAACTAAATTTACAAAGTTTATCAAGACATGGCACTATTGAATTTCGCCAACACGCAGGTAGCACAGATTTTGAAAAGATTTCACATTGGGCAAAATTTTGCATGGATTTTGTAACAACCAGTAAAATTTCTAGACATCTTTCACCAACAACAACATTTAGACCTACAACAAGAAAAATATATTCAGAAATGCGTGAACAGTTTGCCAATAATGGATATACACTCAAATACGCAGGTCGTGATAAATGGGTACTATTAGATCCAGAACAAAATATTATTGATACAAAAACAATACCAGAGTTAGATGCAATGTATATTGCAGAATCAAGAACCCTTAAAAATGATTTCTTACTTTGGTTTATTAACAAAGTNGAAAATTCTNCAGAGCCTGATCACGTTTTCCTAGATGTAAATGATGATACTAAATTATTTTTAGAATCANGAATTGCATTTTTCCTACACCAAGAAACCACAAACAGAGAGGTAGCATAATGAAATTGCTATATAACGATATAACTTATCTTGCTTATGGAAGCAATTTGAATAAAGAACAAATGAGTTTAAGGTGTCCTGATGCAATCCCAAAAGATGTAATCATGATAAAAAATTGGAGACTGGTATTTAGAGGAGTAGCTGATATCATACCTGCCAAAGGATTCCAAGTTCCTGTTAGCAAATGGCACATTACAAAACAATGTGAAAAAAGCCTTGATATCTATGAGGGATTTCCAAGACTATATGGCAAAAAATTATTTAATGATACAAGTAAAAACCTTTACATGACATACACAATGAACACAAAAGGTTTTCAACTACCGCCTAAAAGATATCTTGATGTTATTAAACAAGGATACAAAGATTTTGGTATTGATACAACATTCATTGATGAAGCGTTAGATTTCACTCATTGGAATCAAGATGGGCGTGGACACATTCCAAACAAATATAAATCTGCATAAAAAAAGAGGGGCATGGAAAACCCCNCTTTTCTNTAGACCACAAACAATGGAGAAAAACCAATGTTGCTATGAATATATATCCTATATTTTGTTTTGTCTATCCTTAATTATAATCATAATTTGGAATGTCCTGTTTATCCTTGGGAACATAAACGTGCCTTTTTAAATCATAAGTAAAAAATGCCTCTCCAATATTACCATAAAGACCTTGCTCCCTTATCTTTCTTGTCATCACCCTTGTTTCATCATCATCGAAATCTCTATGGATTACTAAACCTACATCTGCCATATTATTCCAATGTGCAGAGCCAGAAACATCATACAAACTTGGTGCAGGTATAATGCCTTCTTGGTTGCGTTGCATTTTTGCAGGGTGAGCCACCATCCACATTGCCACCTCATGCCGTCTACAAAACTGCTTACACGCTGATATTAAATCACGTATATGCTCATCTTCTCTTTTGTTGCTCTCTCGGCTTGAATCAATCTCGTTATAAGGATCAATAATAATACCCTTAACCCCATGCCTTAAACAAGCTACTCTCATTTTAGATAACAACCAATCAATACTTGGAACAGTATCCCTACTCTCCACAAAATAAAATTTATCTTTCAAAAACTTTAAGGAATCTTGTAATTCATAAACTGACATTCTTTGAGAAGGTCCTACATCAAAAGGTCTGCCTACAACCTTCTCTGATAATCTTCTTATGTGATTTGCTGTTGAATGTTCTGGGCTAAACACAGCAAACTTCCAATCTTCATTCCTAGCTAAATTAATAGCCACTTGGTCTATAAAATTTGATTTACCATGATTAGGAACACCAGTTACCAAACAGAACGTTGACGGCATAACTTTGTAAATTTGGTCTAGGTTTTTAAAACCAGTTGATACTGGCTTTTGAACCTTACCCTCATAAATGTTATAAACTTCTTGTCGGTAATCTTCAGATGTATAAATTCCCTCAACTGGAAATGGCGTTCTATTTTCAATAATCTCTTTAAGAACATCTAAACCATGATACATCAACACTTCATTTGCATCTTTGGTTTGAACATCATTTGCATCAGCCCATTTAACTGTAGAGCATCTATCTTTACCAAA